CGTTCTATTATAAATATAATATATACTACGAATCGAAACGAACTAAAAATGAAATAGGTAAATCTTTATCATTTTTAATTGGATTTGATAATTTTGCCATAGCTAATAATTCATTTTCAGGATTATAAAGACCTATATTCGTAATATAAGTTCCAAATTCTGAATGAGTTGTAAAACTTTTATATTCAGTTCCAGCTGAATATGTAGTTGCATATGAACTTGAACCAGGTGTTAAAACTAAATTAATAGTATTTTCATATTTTGGATCCTCATCATATCTACCAGTATAACTATATCTTGCATCTGGAGGTATAATAACACTACCACTTCTACCAACTACTGTACTTGGATTTGTAGTACCAGTAAATTGATATTCTCCTATATTACATTGATATTGATATTCATAAGAAGTTTTTGTTGCCTGAAATTGAACTGACCAACCATCACCACCAGTTCCGAGTCCAACACTTGTATATCTTGAACCAGTATTTGTAATTGCAATTATACCATGTTCATAAAATACATTTCCTATACAACTTCCACTACCTTGTGCAGTAAGTGTTCCTGCTGCAAAACTTGATGAAAAGTTATAATCATATAATTGTCCATATCCATCATCTCTTAAATCTACAGTTACTTCACTACTATCGTCAAGTATCTTAACTGAATATGGTTTTATCTCTTCACCAAAATATTGTTGTGGAAGTGTTATAACATTTACTGAATCATGTAATTCTCTTGGAACTATTGATCCCCAATCTTCTCTATTATATGGATATTTCCTACTCCAATTTCCACCAGAATATATTGGGAATCTCGTAACAGTTGATTTGGGATTAGGAATGGTATCATATCTATAATAACAATTTCTTATTTGATAATATAAAGGAATCTTGAAAAATGTTCCACAACTATACCAAGTATCCCAAGATTCACCTAAACTTTTAGAATCTGCATTATAAACACCAAAACTTTGAGATGCTGCAGAACCTGTTAAAAAATTATGGAAGCTTCCACTTAAACCTTCAAGACCAAAAACACCACTTCCACTATCAGAATTTGTAAAAGTAAATTGTTTATAGGTTTTGAATTCTTTTATTGATCTATCATCTGGAGATATATCCTTAAACATGGGAATCTCCTTTAATAATCAAGTCTTACTTTGATAAGTGCTTCAGTATTTGGATCTTTTTTGAATGGTTTAGATAATTTAGCTACTGCTAATAATTCATTAGAATCATTATAAAGTCCTACTGTTGTAAGATAAGAATGAGGTTCAACTTTAAATGAATTATTTGATAATTCAGCATTATCACCCGTAAAGTATGATGGGTTTTGACTATGGTTAAATTCATGTCCCCTAATTTCACAGAAGAAAAATGAGCTTCTTTTTTGTTCTTCTCTACGGGCTGCAAAATATGAACCACTTTTTATTGAATTAAATAATTTTCTATGTTCATAATTGTTAGTACTTGTACTTTTTGTAAGTGGTTCAATATACTTGTTAAGTGCTGACATACCTGTTCCGGCTGCCAATGAATTTGGATTTAAAATAATCATACCCATTTCTGGATAAAAAGTTCCATAAGAACCTGACTGTGTAGCTGCTGCTGATGCTGATGCAGTTGTATATACTCCATTTGCTATAGAACCACTAACCACATTAAACTCTCGTTTCGTATTACCAAATTCGGGATTTATATTTGCGTTACTGTCATCAATTAATCTAATAGTATCACTATTAGCACCACTCCCACTCTGTAAATGTAATTCCCAATTACCTGGATCAACTTTTTCTCTATATCTAGCTCTATTGATAGATATAACAAAAACATCATCAGTATAATAATTTGCAGTTCCATCTCCCTTAAAATTAAATTGAGTAGTTTGAGCTGGTAACAAAACTTGTCTTAATTGTGAATATATTGCTTTAGTTGGGTTGGTTGTTCCAGTAGTAGTCGATGCTTCAGATCCAGAACCAAGCCTATGACCATATGATACAGCAAACTGAACATCCGATGTTTCGTCTGTTGATTGATAAATATCATTATAGTATTTACCGCTATTAGAATTCTGAACTGATCCTGTGAAAAATGTAGTTAATGTACCTGTATCTGCAGACCACATTGGTTCTGCCACGGTGCTATACATATTTTCTACCTTTTGGTTAGGATCAAATAATTTAAAAGCCATTTATATTTTCTCCTCTTAAAAGTCTAATCGAACTTTGATTACCGCTTCTCTATCTCTTGATTTCAATAAAGGTTGACTTAATTTAGCCACAGCTAACAATTCATTGAATTGATTATACAAACCAACTGTAGTTATATATGATTTTGGATCTTGAATGAAAGTAGTATTCGTTAATTCAGCATTAGTTCCTTGGAAATAAGTTGGGTTTTGACTCCAATTATATTTATCAGATTGAACTCTACAAAAATAATGAGAAGATTTAATCTGTTCTTCTCTTCGTGCTTGAAATTTACCACCTTGACTAATCGCAGTAACTAACTTTTGATGGTTATTCTCATTAACATCTGCAGTTTCTGCTGTTGCAAGTGATAAAGGTGATGCATCTAATGCTGTAGCGTTCAATACAATCAATCCTAACTCAGGATATACAAGTCCATATGTTCCTGTAGCATCATTAGCTAATGTTGTTGCATCTTGACCAGTCGCGATTACTGCAGTTCCTGTCTGAATTGAACCACTAACCACATTGAAAACTCTTTCAGATGCCTTTACCGATGAATCTGCGGTTGCTCCACTATCATCAATTAGTTTAATTCTGTTCGAACCTGTTCCTAACCAAAGTTCCCAGTTACCTGGATCTAACTTTTCTCTATATCGTGCTCTATTTATGCTTAATACATAAATATCTTTATGATTTGCAAGACTATTTGTATTTCCTGCTGGAAATTTAAATATATCAGTACTTTGTGAATTTTTTACACCTACATTTCTAAACTGACGATATACTGCCATTGATGGATTGTTTCCTGTTGAAGTAGACAATGAACCACTTCCATTGTAATGTCCGTAAGCTACAGCGAACTGAACTTCTCTTGTACTATCAGTACCAACTTTATCAAAGACATCAAGATAGTAATCTCCACTACTTTGACTTTGTGCTGATCCTGTATAGAACGAGCTTAGAGTAGCTGCTCCACCAGACCACACAGGAGAAGATATAATAGTTGGAACATTTGTCCTCTTATCTGTATCCTCTAAGGGTGTGAAAAAATTATCTATTTCGCTCATTGTTTATCTCCTTATTATGTATAAATATACATTTAGTATATTCTCATTAAATTTTAAAATTGTTCCTCAATCTAAAAGGCCGGACCACCTTTATTTGGTCCTTGATTTTGTTGGTTATTATTTTGCTGGTTATTATTTTGCTGGTTATTATTTTGTTGTTGCTGTTGTTGTTGTTGCTGTTGTTGTTGTTGCTGTTGTTGCTGCTGTTGTTGCTGTTGTTGGTTTCCATTTCCACCACCTGATGCTGCTATTTCCGTTGCAACTATTACAGCTGAAGTTTGGTCTTGTCCATTATCATTTGTTACAGTCAAAGTAACTTCCCAAACACCAGCTTGGAAAGTATGAGAAGGATTTCTTTGATTTGATGTACCACCATCTCCAAAGTTCCAGAAATATGATAATCCATCACCTGACGAAGTATCTGTAAAACTAATAGTGACTGGTGCTACATTTTGTGTTACTGGCATCTATTTTCTCCTTTATACTCCTGAACTAGCAACTTGAAAATTAAAATTTGCTGTTGGTGCTGTTCCTGCTGGTGGTGCACCTTGATCAGTTATTGCAAATGTAAAATCTGCTATTGGTGGATTATTTATATCATACATATCCACTAAATTATCATGTCCAAGAACAAATTCATATGTTTCTGTTTCATTTAAATTTTCTGTTATTGGACTTATATCCACTATATCATTTTTTCCTGTTAATGTAATTTGTGCAGGTATACTTGATATTAGAAATGGTAATGACATTTCTGGTGCATCAGTTATAAAATAATTCATAATTTCTTGTTCATTAATAAATGATTCAAGTAACGGCATATTTTCTATAACTCTACCCCTCAAATTAGTTGATTGTGTTTCATCATATAAACCATAATCTATTTCATCATCTCCAAGTGTAAATTGAGTAATTTCATATCTACCCGATTCATCTCCAGATAGTGCTTCTGCTAAAAGTTCTCTACCTCTTTTAGTAAAGTGTGCAGTTACAGTTTGTGTTGTTTTATCTATATATCCCACTTTTATACTCCAAATGCATCAACTACATAAGTAAAACTGGCTACAGGTAATGGTGGTTCTATATTTGTTGCTGGTGGATAATGTGAACTAACTGTACCTCCAGGTTCTACTACCACTCCAATTGTCCAAGTTGCTGCTGTGGTATTACCAGTAATCTTTAAAGTAGTATTTTTTATTGCACTGACTTCTTTTGCCTTTAAACGAACCTTTGACAATCCAGTTATAGTTTTTGTCTGTCCAACTCCATCCTGTCCTGTTTGTGTTGCATTTAATACGCCCATAACTAATTATCTTTTATTTGATTTTTAAACAAAAAATGTTTCATAATTTCACTATCCGTAGGTGATCTCCAATTTACATTTGGTTCTATCAATGGTTGGTTATCAATCACTTGACCAAATGGTTTTACAAAATTTGAACCACTTACTGTCATGTCCCATAAACCATAATCTATCTCATCATCGGCTAATGCGAACTTTGTAATAACATGCTCTCCGTTTTGATTTTCACCAAATACGGCCTTTCTTAAATAATCCCTACCTTTGTTTGTAAGTATTGCGTCTACAGCTAAACTATCTTTATCTATAAATCCCATAATTTTACTCCGATGGTGTATTATCTATAAAATTAACTTTTACTGGTAAAACATAAATTGCTCCTGACATTTGACCAGTTATAATAATTGATGTTTCTCTCGAAGTACCAAGTGATCCTGCTGCTGTTTGAATAGTTGCTACTCTTGAAACTACCTTTTTACTTGTTCTACCACTATCTTCATTATAAACTGCACCTACATTATAATTAACTTCATCACCTTGTCCAGTTGCTATATCAACTACATTTGTATTCAATACCAAAAAACTATAAGTTTCTGCTGAAAACATTCCATCCGCCCCATTAGTATTTGGACTTATTACTGCCGTATCAAAAGACCACTCTGGTAAATTGGTAGGATTATATGAACTTTCTAAAGAAGTATTAGTTCCATTCAACGGACTAACATTACTAATATACGGTAACGCCTTAGTTCCTACTGGCATAGTAATTAACTTATATTTCATTACTACTTCTGGATCAATACATGGTTCTAACATTGGTGTGGATTCTAAAACTGCACCATAATAATCAGTTCCTTTCGGATGTGCTGTATCCCATAAAGTGTAATCTATCTCATCATCTGCTAATGCAAATTTAGTAATATTAAACTTACCATCACTTTTTGCAAGATATCGTTTACCCTTCTTGGTTAATACTGCATTTAATATGTATGAAGTATTATTTATGAATCCCATTATTTACCTTATGTTAAGTTAGCATTAAGTGTAATTGTTACATCAAACTCTATTACTGCTCCTGAAGATTCTCCACTTATCACTATAGAAGTAGTAGTAGTGTCATCATGACTACCTGTAATACTCTTAGGATAAATTGTTAAATTTCCACCACCTTGTCCTACCACACCTGATCCAAATTCTAAAGTATTTCCTGTTTGTATTCTACAACCTGGTATAGTTTGAGATATATGTTGAACATTATCTATAAACGGGACCCAATGTGAATCTTGTGTTGTAAGTGGTTGTCCAGATGCGGATTCTGTATTAATAGACGGATTCGATTCACCATCTGGTGAAAATGATGCTGGTGCTAAAACAGCTATACTTGAATCTAATAAAGTTACTGTATAAGTCTCTCCTACTAATGTTCCCCAATCACCGCTATCACCACCCATCAAATCTTGATTTTGTGTTCTGCTGATGGCCATTGTCTTTGAACCGTTAGTGTGTCCACCAAGTTTCGTTGAAACGTTAGCATTTCCACTAACAAGTGTTCTGTAGGCGTCATTAGCTCCAGGATTCTGATAATATACTAATGCTGCTAATCCAGTTGCTGTATCATTAACATCTATTAGTTCAACCATCGCCCTACAACCCTCACTCCTTGTCACAAGTTTATACTTCATGATTTCAGAAGGATCGTTAAAAGGTTCAAGTGCTGGTAAATTATCTATTACTGCACCATAATAATCAGTTCCGCTGGTATGTTTGGTATCCCATAATGCATAGTCAATTTCATCATCACCTAACGCAAACTTCGTTACCGTAAAATCTCCACCACTTGACAGAATTTCTCGACCTTTCTTTGTCAAAATAGCGTCTAATGTTCGGCTTGAATTATCTAAATATCCCATTGTTTTTTCTCCTATGTAATAATTCGGATTTTATATAATTTTATAAGATTCGACATAATAAAACTTGTTATTCTTCTCTTATAAATATAATCCTTTTTAATTTTTGTCATTATTTATTCTTAACATCCATCTTAGTAGTTGTTTTATCCGTTGTTGTTAGTTTTGTAGGTGATACCATTACCACATCTATAGCTGGTGTATTATCGGCATAATTTCCACCTGCATCGGATACTGTTGATGCTTCTGTCTGAACACACCCAAGATAAAATAATCTATCAGTTCCTACTGATTCATCCCATTTATTATCCAAATCAGTTCTAACAAAACTTGATGAATATGGTTTATGAAGTGATGCACTTAATGAAGATGAATAATAATACTCTATTTCATCATTAAATTGTGATATTACATTTCTCTCATATCGTGGCATTACCACTTCTTCAAATATTGATTTAACACTTCCTAATTGTATAGTTGAATTATAATAATCAGCTCCATACCACCCACTCGTATCTAAATCACCAACATCATATATTGCCGGTCTTTCTAAAATATGTTTAATTACAAATGAACCCGTTCCCGCGGCATTTGCTGATAATGTATCAGTTGGAGCATTATATGAACTAAATGTTGCTGAAATTTCCATTGAGGATCCAGTAGTCTGTTTTCTATTATTTAATTGATTTGGATCTGAAATATTAATAGGCATTGTATCCGTTCCCCATCCTGTTATTCGTTCAGCAGAAGCAGAAATGAATCCTCTTGGTTCTGAACCACTAAGTTGTGTATAATAATTAACCCTAAACGGATCCGTATAGGTTAAATTTACTTCAAGTGTTTCATATTGTGCAGATGATGACATATATGAACCCGTTGTCATTGATTCTTTATTAATTCCAAATGGGTTAGACCAATTCATGTTATCTTCATAAGTTCGATATACTGCACTTTCAGAAATATACGCCATCGTATCTATAAATGTAGTATGATGTTGTGGTTCAAATGTAGGTTTCTTACCTACTATAATCTTATCTCGTTCAAGAACTGTAGGTTCAATAAGAATACCAACCGTTGCATTTGCACGAGCTGGAACTAAATCTTTAACTTGTTCATATAATGAACTATCATAATATTTTATTAACCTTAAATAATCCCAAAAGTTATTTGGTCCTGAATACTTTTGCCAATATAAGTTTCTGGCTTCTACTAATCCACTATATTGTTCTTTATATTGGTCGCGTGGATCTCCAATGTATTGGTCAAAATCAAGATTAGGCATTGAAAGAATAATATCTTCATCTATTGCCGCAGACGGTGAAAAGAATATACCAAGTTTATTAGAATCTATTGGTGCATTATCATATGCTGGAATTGTGATACTCTCCCCAAATTTTAATACAGGACTTCCAACTTTATCAATTAAAGTATCAGCTTCAATTCTTACCTTTCTTGATGACCTACCACTTGGTCCCAAATTAGGGACTTTCATTTTTGTTTCATCTACTACTGGTGAAAAGTGATCACCCATACCAGATGTATAATTATATGGTGTTGCTGATGCCGTGAAAGATGTGTCTGCTGTTACATCTTGAAACCATCGATTTGCAGTTACACTCAAATCTTTATCATCATCAAATGAATATCGAGTAACTAAATCTATATAAGACGCGGACGGTGTGTTACCATCAAATGCTATTGGGGCGGCCACATGATTGTCAAATGACGCAGTATTTAAAGCTGTTGTCCAATTTCTATATTCCATCATAGAACCACTAAATGATTCTCCGAAATAAGTATTCTGTTCAGGACCACCAATTGTTACTGATTTAGCACTTCCAGAATATGCTAAATTATATGTTTGTTGTACTGCATCACTTGAACCAGTTATATATAAAGTTTCACTTGATTCATATATAATCTTACTTCTACCTGCATCATATTTTTTAGTATGTAATGTATAAGCGATATCTTGATTCTTAGCATCACTTGATACAAATGCTCCTGATCCAGACATAGTTCTCGTCAACATTACAGACCAAAATTCATTATCATAAACAGGGAAATTTGAAGATGAAACCTCTTTATATCCATCACTACCACTTAACATAAATGATACATAACCACGATTGTCTACTGAACCATTATCTTTTAATCTAATTGCCCAATCTGTATCTCGTCTTACCAATACTTGATTTGAACCCGTTGCTGCTTTAAATCTAAATTCTATTGTATCTGGAACTCTATTAGTTGGTGCACTCCCAGATATTACTGGACTCCAAGCATTATATTGAACATAAGTATTATTACCTGCTCCATAAAAATTTAATGCCTTAGTAAACTTTCTTGTTAAGAAATGTTCTGCAGATTGTCCTGGTAATTTTGGACCTCCGTATTCTATAACTCGTAAAATAGAAGATGGAATACCATAACAACTTATCAATCCTTTAATTGCCCGTGCAGTTCCTTTTGTTTTTAAGAAATATGGCATATTGTTTACAATACGACTCCAAATTTCTCTTGATATATCTCTGTCTGGAGTTATCGAATATTCTTGTGGTTTTTCTGAACCACTAACCATCATACCAAACATATATTGTGGTAAAGCAATTAAATCTTTACCATCATGAACTGTCCACCCAAGTGATTTTGCAACTGGTTCTAATAAATTCTTAGCTACTCCCTCTGTTAATTTATCTCGTTTATCATAAACATCTGTCATAGATTTTATAAACACCCACATATCATCAAAATGGTGTCCTATCATATCTACAAATTTTAAAAATACTTTATTTTCATCATCATCTTGAACAAACATTGGAAGATGACTTTGTAATCTATTTTTATTTGCCTTATCATAAGCTGATGCTGAAAGTAATTGTTCTGTATACCAATCTGTTGCTGCTGATTGTGAAGTTCTATAAAGAATATATGGATTTGAATATGTTCCTGCTCCACTTTCTTTAGGCCATGCATTATCATGAAATAATCCAATAGATTGACTTGAAAAAGACGAACTTTGATTAAACATATATTTTTCAAATTTATCAAAGTTATTAATGGTATCACGCCGTTTCTTTTCCCAAGACCTAATTTGTGTTAATGAACCACTAACAGGAGTAAATGCTGGATGTGGATTTTCGGATCCCGAAACATTTAAATAACCACCAGCTCCTGGGTCTGCTTTAACACTAAGTTTACCAATCGGTACTCCTATTGAACCACTATTGGATCCTGCTAAAGATGAACTTCTATCTGTATATTGTTGTATTAAATCTAATTTATATTTAAAATTTCTAACTCGTTGTTCTGCAGAACTAAAATGTATAAAGTTTTTAAATAATGAATGGTCTACATTAATATCTGCACTTAAACTGCCACTTAAAATTTCATTTTCAATATTTTCTTGTATAGCGGCATCCGATGATACTAACTGACTATAATTTTTAAACTCTGTTTGTCCAGGTCCGATTGGGCTATTTACATTACCAAACTCTGGAGTTTTTAAAACTATATCACCAACATATTCTTCAACAAATGGAATAAGTGTACATTTCTCCTCGACAGGTGGAATCATTTCTCTTACAACAACAGTAAAATCTTTTTCGTTAATTGTTTCAGGAAGTGGTTCATATAATTTATAAACTAATGAATGTGGATATTCGGGAAACTCTTGAGTATCATATTTAAAATTTGTTATTAAACTATAATCATTGGGACCTAACTTTAATAATTTACTTAAATTATTTTGATTATCATTTGGATATTGTATGAACCATTTATCAAAATTAATACCTTGATTAATACCTACTGTATTTTCAAAATCATGTCCACTTTGTTCCCCAAGTTCTGCATAAGTATTAACAAGTGTAATAGCATTATCAGTTATGCTTTCAATATCACCTCGTAAAGAACCATATACAGGACTTGATTCATCAAGTGAAGATGTATAATCAACGAAAAACTCTGTAAATGTACTATAAGGTTGTATATTAGACTCATTATCAAATACTGTCCCATCTGGAGCCGAGTCTTGATATGTATTAGATAATATAACAGTATCCCCATCAACTTGCACTATCTCCCCAACAAAATCTGAAGTTGTTGGTGATGCATCTACTCTTGAATCAACTTCTGTTATTTGAATCTGAACATTTTCTACCCATAGAATTCCTTCTGGACCATAATTACCATATACATAAAGTGTAGTTGCCTTATTTACATCCCAGTTTTCTTCAACTATTCCTGTCCATTTTACTTGTTCCCATTCTCCAGTATTAGAAACTGGTCTATATCTTAAAAATTCTCTCTGACCTGCCCCCAACATCGGAATTCCATTTTCATCATCACCAACAGTTGACGGGTGGTGTCCTGAAATACGATCAGTCAATCCCCAAGTTGTTGATCCATCGTCTTTTCTATAATGATGTAACCCAACCATTGCACCTTTGTTTGTAGTATCGGACTTTTGCGACCAAGATACTGTAATCTGGTCTCCTGGTTTAATTCCTTGTGCTGCCATTGTATGTGGTAGAGTTTGTGAAATACCCATCCATCTATGTGCTAATGTAGTAGGTCCATTACTTGTATTTGCTGTTTTATGGTCACCTTCATAATCTATATGATTAGGTGTACCAAACTCAGAATTTTGGTCGATGAACTTCATGGCAACTCCACCGAATTCACCATCACCATCTACCCATTTAGCATGATGTCCTAACCAACCACTATGCCACCTTGACCTATCATTTTTTCTATCCTCACTACCACCCCAATGAAATGAATTGAATCCATCACCCCAACCTTGTGGTTTTACTGCATCAGAACGTAAAATTGGATCTGGCCAATTCCAAATCAAATCTGTTACTTGGGATTCTGGTGTCCACTGCCAAACTAAATCTTGATTATCGGTTCTTTGTGTTGCCCAAACCCATTCAGATTTTTTTAATTTACTATGAACCCCAGAAACACTTGCCCTTGTAGTAGTCCAATCTAAATCAGTAGAGTTGGTGGAATTTGATATAATTTGAAATGGACCCGAAGAATTAGTAGATAGTTGAGGAATTTCTGGAGCATCTATTTCATGTGAACCACCATAGTGATCCCGTTTCCAATCATTTCCCATATCATCTGAATAGGCACCTTGACCATCTCCTGTTCTATATATTTGTCCCATCCAATTAATTCTTCCTATAAATCCTGCTGCTCCTGTATTCTCACGAGTTTGTATTTCTAATCTTGCTAAATCATCTGGAAGTGTAAATCTATAAGACTCTTTATATGCTCCTGGTATCCCAAAACTACTACCAATAACTGTTGGGTTTTCATCTTCATCAAAAGAAGTTATAGTAAAATTATTATCAACTCTAATCCAAATATAATTTGCCGTACCACTTCCGTGATAAGGACTTATTCTTGCCTCATGTTCCATTTCACCAAATTGAATATCTGATCCATCTGGATTCTTTAAAGGAATATCGTCTATTACAATTAATTCTTCATTTTGTGAATAAGTTTGATCTGTAACATATACATCTTTAATAGTTAATTTACCACTTCCTCTACCATCACTTCCCGCCATCATTAAGTTTGTAAACCCGTCATCTTCTTGTGCAAACACACCCTGTACTTTATTATCATCTATAAATGTAATTAATCCAGTTGTTGGTGAATCTTCTTCTTCTACTCTCTCTTTAATTACAAATGGACTTGGTGGACCACTTACACCACCAACCTCAACTTGAATATCTGTAATGTATCTATATGCACCATCTTCATAATTTGTATTTCCATCCGTATCACCTAACCATAACACTATACTTCCATCCGTAGAAGTTGTGGGTATTGTTATATTTTTATATAATCTTTGCCATAATTTACCATCTATTTCTTTTGTTTCATGAATTCCTCTATCTGTATCATCAAAGGTTCTGGGAGTTCCACCTGGAGCAGTTGAACCTCTAAATAATAATTTATGATCTGTCCATTCATCAGTCCAATGAACCCAACAACTCAATATATAACTCTCACCTGGTATACCTTTTAATTGAATCCAATAATGATTAGTTGATCCCGTTGAACCATCACTCCTTAAAGTATATCTACTATGTCCTGGATTTGGAAAATCTTGAACTATCTCAGTAGAATCTGATTTCTTTATGAACTCTGCAACATTTTCTCCTCCAGAGACTCCTCCAAAGAAATGACCATTAGTTACTAAATTTTGTATAGCAGGTAAAGTTTCAATATCTACTACAGGAGTATATCTTGTTATTTGTTCATCTGATTCTTCATAATCTATAACGAAGGCTTCTCTTATTTTAAGAGTCCCACCTTCCATTGCATTTTGTAATGATAAATCTTCACTATTTACTGTTGCTGTTTTCCCATCATTACTAAATGTTATATGGGAATCTCCACTTACATCAGAATATGATAAACAAGTATAACCTAATAATCTAAATTGTTCATAATAATCTGTATCAACAATTGCAGGATTTGGTCTTAATCTTATTTCTGTTTTGGATGGTGAAATTTCTTGTATCCAAAACTTATCATCTTGAACAAGAAGTTCTATATCTCTTCCTTTATCATCGAGTAAACGAGCCTCTATATCTTCTTCTATATAATAACTAGCATATATTTTACCATTTGTTTCTACCATATATTGACCAGTATAAATACTCTTATCACGTTTCTTGGTCAATATAAATTTAGATGAACCACCTATTTGTCTTAAAAAATTATATACTATTTTATAAGTTCCTCGTTCATAACCAAGACCTCTAATGTGAGCACCTATATCTAAAGTATTTGGGAGTGGATATGTAAGTTCTCCAGAAGCAAGATAATTATCACTTGTATCATATACACAATACTCAATTATATCGGAAGTAAGTGTTCCAAATGGAGCTATGGGATCACCATCGTTCAAACCATCTATACTAAGAAGTGGCAAATCTTTTTCTTGTAATCTTGATAATTTTCCAGTATTAGAATCGAGTGTTAATTGTTTTTTCTTTGACATTAGAATTCCGTAAATTCTCGTTTGATTATTTTCTTGGTTTCTTCAGTCTCCTCGTATTTGAAATATCCACCTTGATATGAAATAGTATGATTTTGAGGATGACTTGTTCCATCAGTTCCCTGACCAGGAATTATCTTTTCAAATAAAACAATATTCTGTGATGTTGGATTTCTAAGGATACCATCTTCTACAGAACCGGCCTGAGTTCTCTTTTCGATTAATTCTAAATATTTAGATTCATCCCCCGTTATAAGTCCTTGATAAAACGGAAGATTATCTAATTCATCTTTACTATATGGCATTTTTTATCTCACTACTTTAAAGGAATGTTTTTCATCAAAATATTGAACGGTTTCATTGGCAGTTCCACTACCACTAACAATCTTATATTCTATTCTATAAAATCTTTCTGATTGTAATCCGTTCATCCAAAAATTAAAATAATTTCCAGTAGAATCACAACTTACAATCGAACCAGTTCCGAATGGAACAAGAATGTCCTCTGTATAAGCATCTTTAATTTGATAATATGTACTTCCGCTTGGTAGATATTTAGCAGTTGTATATCCTGTACTATATCCACTTGTTGCGTATGACTTCTCAGGATACCTTGCTCTACCAACTACTCTAAATTTTGTTTTTGAAGTTTCTTTGTATTCTGGTCTTAATCCTCTCATATAAAGAACCATATCCTCAACCTCAGTATTAGAAAGTGCTGATAATGAACCTGTTGCCCAAGTTGAGTCATCCCAAACTACTTCAAGTTTTGGTTGATAAATCGTATGGGTATCTCTACCAAAAAATACAAAATGTCCATACTTTGTATTATTACCTTCTTCTACATTTGCATCTTGATTGCCTATGCTACCACTTCTTTTTAACATAAATCCTTCATTTGGAACTGTACTATGTAACCACTTCCATACAATATCGGTTACATCCATTCTCAAATCTGATGGTTCATGGGTAAAAGATTGTGAGGCCTCATATCCACTTCCACTATACCAAGTTCCACCACCTCCAGATAATACTGTTGTAGAATCTGTACCACCAGCCAATGCAGATGTCCCACCACTAAATACAAATAACCCCGAAGATGAAGCTGCAGTTAAATTAGCTGAAGTTCCTGCAGCACTTCCAGATAATATTAATTGATGTGCAACTCCACCAGTTCCTCCCGTGTCCGTTCCACCTTGAATTTTAAATGCCGTTTCGGCCCCAAACATTTCTACCACGGATCGAAAAGCATTTTCTGTACCACCTGATCCCGTAGTAATCGTTAAATTGGCAGATGTACCAGAAGTTGATCCTGATAAGATGAGGTATTTGGGTATACCACCTTCACCTACAACACCCACGGATGCACTTATTGGTAAACCATGAAGTGATGAACTATTATTGATAGCATCTCTTAAATTCATAGACGCTGTATACATTCCCTGGTCGTAGCTAACTGATCCCGATGCATATTCCACAAATATTTGGTTATCTGTATTTTGTAGTCCAAGTGATCCTGATACAAATACGAAATCTACTCCATCTATTGATATTTCATCCCTAACACCACCATGCATTCCACCAATGGGATTTTGGGAAAAGTATATAGTTCCACTTGCATAAGTATTACCAACTACGGGTGTATTGTCATTTCCGTATAAACTTGCACTGATTGATAAACCGTGTAGTGAACTACTGTCAGTGTTATTAATTGCATTCGTTAAATTTTGAGTCGAACTACCAGTTGTAGATCCAGATGCTACGAATATTTGAGTAGAACTATTATTAAATGTACCTACTGTCGGTGCCACAAATATAAAATCAAATCCACCAATAGTAACTTCTTGATTATTATAATCACCTTCATTAATTGTTAAAGTTCCATCTGCATAAGTATTACCTTGTAACGCGGTATAACTTCCAAACCAAGGAGTTGCTGTATCATTATTATCTTTATACTTCCAACTTGCCCCATCTTCTATAAGTGGATTTGCCTGTGCTCTACCAGAACCCATATCCCATGATTGACTTACAGGATATCCATACAAAGTTTGTGATATGTGTAATTCATTAGAATTTGCATCATATAAGTTTAAATGAAATTTTGTTTTTGATCCTGAAGTAATTAACCCAGAAGATATTGATTCAGAAATATAACTCAAATCAAATTTTATTAAAGCACGAGAAACATTTACTACAGAACCATCTGGATTAGTATCTTTTCTAATTTCAAGTATCTCATCAAGTCCAGTATTCATACTTGAACTTACTTCATATAATGTTGTATCTTTTGTTGCGAATTCAAAATAATGCATTAGATATCTCCCATCACCCTACCTCGTATATCAGAGTCAGGATATTTAACTTCAAATATTGCTGGATCGGTTGATGGATAAATGACACTATTAAAAGTTGCTGATGCTACATCATAAATGTTCTCAGAATATAACACTCCACCAATAGTTCCAAATTTATTAGTAACTTGAACAAGTTCGGTACTATTTTCAAAAGGTTTAACAACTGTTGCCACTCCTTCAACTGACAATATTTCAGAAGATATATCAGCCAAAATTATTGGTTGATTTATTTGCCATTTATCTGTTTGGAAATATGTTTTTAATCTATCAACACAATTCAATAATACTTCATTTTTATTAAATCCTCTTTTAGTATAAATAGCAAAATCAATTCCTATATTACATATCCAAGCATCTTTAAGTTGAACAGCGTCTGTCATTATTCTATATTGACTTAAATAAGTTTGAATATTTTCTTTAACCGCTTGATTTAAACCAACTAATTTTTTACCATTGTTATAACCTAACAAATACATATTTAATGCTAACGGATTGGGTTGGAAAGTAGGATCTCCTTCATTCTGGCCAGTTGCTGCCACTTGTTCATCTTGTATCATATAAACTTTTGCCACATTACCATATTTGGGTGGTAACGAATAAACACGAGTTATATAATCATCTTTAGTTACTGCTCTTTGTTGTGCTTGAAAATAAGCTGCGGCATTTACTCTTACATCTTCAAGTGTTTCTGGTCCACCACCTCCAGTTGCTGGTTGTGGGTTTGTTGTTGCAGTAGAATCTAATGTAATTGTTTGTAAATTACTATCTAAACTTAAAGAACCATCAAATTGTGGATTATGTGATGTAATATTATTAATTGTACTTGCAGCTACATTATCATCTACTCCACCACCATACGAATACTTAATTGTAAGAGTTGTATTGGTTGGACATTGACCATAAGTTTCCGTATTAAGAAAATTAGCAGGATCAAAAGCTGTATCAAGAAAACTTGGTGTTCCTGGTAAATTAGAACCTACACTATTTGGATTTGGAATAATTTCTTCATCAGCTCCTGCTGCTACTCCAGAACCAAATCTCATTTCTGTCTTACCATCTGGTCTAATATAAGTTTTAAATCGTTTAGATGTCTTTACAAGTTTTAAAAGAAATGGTGCAAAATTTCTACCCTCCACTAAGTCTGGTGAATTATTTGTATTATTCTCAAAATCAGCATATACTGTATCTTGTGCTAAAAATGGGACTTCATACCATTTATTTCCATCACCATCTGTTACTGAAATTATTTCTAATACAGGATTATTATTTAAAGCAATCCTTTTATATTTTTCTGCTGCTCCAAATGTTACATATTCAGTAGTAACAGTTCCACTAACTGCCTTTACTTGTTTTTTCAACAACCACTTTGTAACATTTTGTTCATCATCTACTTCAAAAATATCTTGTTCTCTTGGACTTAATGAACTTGAATCTCTAAAAACTACATCTCCCGTAGTTCTAAAAACTGTTCCGTTGGTTGCAGTAGCTTGCATTCCCGCTGGGATATGTAAACAATAATCTTCATTGGGTTGTCTTTTTTCATCTACCACATTATTAGCATCTGCAGGAACAGTTTGAAATACATCAAGAGTTACACTTGCAGGTGAAGCCTGTCTTGGTTTATATCCATATCCTTGTGCAATTTCATATATAGTTTTCTTTTCTTCTGCAAAAGCTAACATACTTTCTTTAAATTGTTCATCCATATAATAAGATAAACTATCACCAACATATGATGCCATTTCAATAAACATCATACCTGGGTCTGATTCATTAAAATCATTATATGTATTTGGAAAATATGTTTTTGCAAATTCTATTAAACTATCTCTAAATGATGAAAAATCTTTATTTAAATATTTTACGTCTTTATGACCAGGTACATGAGGCATTTAATTTCTCCCTTATTCTTTAATGGCCGATTCAAACTGATCAAAACTTACTGAAACAGTTCCGAACCTATCAGGCTCAAATGATAATCCAAAATCTATTGATATATTAACTTGATTAGTATTATAATCTGGCATTGTAATTTTTATATTTTTAATATTTATGTACGGCAACCAAGTTTCTAAAGATGTTCTGATTGAATCTTCTAATATATCTCCAAAATCTTCATTCATTGGTTCAAACAATATCGAATGTAACTGTGAGCCAAACGTTGGCTGGCCCAACCTTTCACCAGGAATTGTTTTTAACAAATTTATGATATTATATTTTGCCTGTTGAAGTGTAGTTTTAGTTTGTTTGAAATATCCTGTATCTGAATATCCCAGGGGGAGTTTTAATCCAATAAAAGTATCTGGATTTAAATCTTTTTCTCTTGCTCCCATTTATATTCTCCTACTGACTTATTATTTGTTGACCTACAATTAAACCATCTTTTACTATAATTCTTTTTCTAACATATCTTAAAGTTCCATCTGTATTTTCAATAGTATCAGTTACTAATAAATCTTCTGTAATTCCTTCTTGACCATCTGACGATTGATATCCACCCGTTTGTATTTTTCCATCAAATTTAATTTCATTAAAACTAAAAACAATATTTAATTTATCAAATATCTTTTTAAGAATTATTATTTGTTTGGCTGCATCTATATTTGACTTGGCTATTGTCCTAAATTTTTTCAACAATTTTGATAATCTTGTTTTTTTAGATTTAGGATTAGTCTGAACTTGTCTAATATTTAACTGATTATTTCTACCTATAAAAAGACTTCCAGGTAATCTATTATCTAAAAAAGACTTATTATCAAATATATCTATATTATCTTCACCAGTTAAATAAGAATGAATAGCATCTGCTTCTTCTTGTGCCAATTTAGAATTTTCTTTTCGGATTCTTTTTTTAGTTTCTGAATCCTGGTCTTTAAAGATTCTTTTATTTTTAATCTTCTCAAGTTTATACTTTAGAAATTGTTTATCTAATGCCATTGTTCACCTCTTATGGACGATAATTCGTTCCACCACCTTTTTTCTGGTCTATTGCTTTCATAACATCTGAATAATCTCTTGTTAATGCATCTTGTACATGGTCTGGAACTTGGTCAACATTTACTCTTGCATTCTTAATAGTTTGAACTGCTCCAATATCTCGTTTCTTCTGTTTAGCGGAATCAGTAGTTGGTACTCCTGGTGGTGATCCTGCTAAAACATCATTTATCTTACTCGAATCAAATACTCCATCACCTAAAGTTGGATAATCTTCATATCCTCCAACTTGTGGACCTCCACTTTCACCCTGTGGAACTCCACCAACGGTTTCATTCAAAACCTTGTTAATAGCTTTGTTTGATGTATAGTTTACTTCCTTTTTAGGTTTAGTTTTAGTTTTATACTGTTTCCTAATAGGTTCTTTGAACTCTTTTTCTGTTAATGGTTTTGAAACTAATTCGGTAAGTGAAGATGAGTTTTCTTCTTTAATAAATATCTCATTCATTTGTTTTTTGACCTCCTTACGAACTACTGTTTCAATTATTTTTATTAGTTCTTGTTTCTTCATTTTGTTATCTCCTTTATAACTCTTCGGGACCTAACCCTCTTAAATAATCTTGTAATACTGGACTTGCAAAACATCTATTTAATTCTTCCATCTGCTTAACAAGTTCATTTGTAAGTGCTGAAGTATCTACTTCATCA